GGTGATGATCCTTATAAGTGGTTAACTGAGCTGGTTGCTAGCGACTACGATGAAAACTTCTGGTTTCAGAGTTTTCTACAAACATTCTGCGACATGGCTCAAAACATGCCTAGGAAGCTCCTCTCCTTATATGAGTTCACTATTTCTAGATGGATGTGGGTTACTTCTGGTGCAACTAAGTTCTCAAAATTAATGTTAGACAACGAAGTGGTTAAAACTAAGTTCGGAGCTGCAGTTTCGCTTTCTGACGACGAACTGTGGCAACTCGTACTTGATGCAATCCAAGGAAAACAACCAATTGGTGTCTTTGTTAAAGGTGATGAAGCTAGTTTTAAACGTAGATTGATAGCTAATGTTCCCCTAGGTGGTTACATTATTGCAGCTTACATTAGGTATTTGATTGAATCCTATCTCGGTAAGATGCCAAATTTTGAAAAGTTGAGTCCATCATTCCAAGATAAACTTGATGTAATAACCATGCTTCGTGAACATCGAATTTGTTACCCACTCGATGAAAGTGCTTATGACTATCATGTAACTCGTGAGTCATGGTTAGGTTTTATCAAATTCTTAAAATATGCTTTTCCAGACAATATCGGTGTAGAGTACTTCGAAAAATACTTTGATGTTGCTATTTGGCAATTCGAAGGTCAAGAAGGTAAATGGTTGAAAGGTATGCCCTCAGGCTTAGCTCTTACTACAATGGTCAATTCATGGATGAACTATATTAAACAGAAAACGATTGTTCAAAGTGAGATACACTGGGCATGTGGTGACGACGTTCTCACATTCCCATATGATGATACAATCACTTTGAGTGACATAGAACAAGCGTACACTAAATTTGGTAGTGAGGCTAACGCAAGTAAGAATTGGTCGAGCTATCACTTTGGTGAGTACTTAAAAACTGTCTATGGTGAAACCGGCACCTCCGGTTACCCTTGTCGAATCTTTGGTTCTTTGCTTTACACCCAAGATTTAAGCTTTAGGCGTCCAGATGAAAAATTATACGAACTAGTCGATCTCTGGAAACAGTTATTTGACAGATTAGGAATGCCTATGGATGAGAAACTAGTATGTAGAGATTTGGCCTCCGCAGTTTCGACTAAAGTAGCAGGTTTTAACACATCTGTCGCTAAACTATGGCTACATGCTCCTAAGATCCATGGTGGATTCGGAAAATTACCATATAACAACAAGACCTTTACCTGGCAACTAGAAAAGGTTAAGATTAGTAGTTATACAATGAATCGATACCGTTTGCCTCGAGTCCTAGATTACTATGGAAAAGTAAAATTGACAATTGGAACATACCATCTCAAAGGAAGATCTTTTAGAACAGGTCCAGCTTATGCTTTGCCCCCTATTGACACGGAAGAAGAATGGATCGCTAGACTAAACAGAGAAGACTTACCCGATCGTGGTCCTTACACTAGCATGGTCTTAGATCTGATCCCTCTGCCAGTTGTTGACTTCGTTTCAGTAGCCAATATGTCTATGTTAGCTCAAGAAAATCAATATAATGTCTATCCTAACCTTTATGGATCATGGAATGCCATCAGTTCCCATTTAATCAACGCATCTTTGAACTTAGTCAATTTTGTTGCGTCTTTGATGTCAACACATTCACTTTCGATTTTAGTTTGATAGGAACGACACAGGCGTTGTTAACTGCCAACTCAAACGGGGCTATCTACTTGCCTCTATAGCCCAAAAGTAGACACCGCTCTAAAACTTTATATGGAGTGCCTAACTAGGTTTAGGAGTTGTCCTG